CAGCAGGGCGACCAGGTAGCGCTGACATTCCGCGGGATTACCACGACGGTGGGCAATAACTCCGCGGAGATCCAGAAGTTCCTCGTCGGCATCTCGGAGGAGAACTTTGCCGGTGCCATGGCCAACGAAATGGAGACGCTCGGCGGCACGCTGTCCAATGCCCGGGACATGATGGCCGAGTTTTTCAACACGGTGGCGCAGTCGGGGCCGCTCGCCGAGTTCAAGGCCTTGATAAACGACCTCAAGGCGGCGGCCGGTGGTCAGGGCGGGCTAGCCGATGCCCTCGGGCGCCTCCTGACTAACGCGATCCGCAAGGTGCGGCGCCTGCTGAGCGGCGACCTCGTGGGCACTCTCAAGCGCGTCCTGTCCGTCCTGGAGTTCGTGATCGTCAACTTCGAAAAGCTCGTGGCCCTATTCGTGGGCCTCAAGTTGGTATCCGGGATCGCCGCGCTTACTGCAGCATTCTCGGGCCTCGGCCTGTCCGTGGCGGCACTCACCGGGCCGATCGGCATTGCCATAGCCGCGCTTACCACCCTGGGCATCACGGCCGTGGCGGTCCACCGCAAGATCTCGGCGATCCCCAAGATCCCCACCGTGGAGAAGCTGGAGAAGGACTTTGCTGCTAGGGCTAGCGCGGGGACGCTCAAGGAGATCGGCGACCTGGAGAAGAAGGTGGCCAGCGCCCGAGCGCGCGGCAACATCGCCGAGGCCGAGGGGCTGAGCAACCAGCTGCGGGCCGCCAACGAAAAGGCCCGCCGTGAGGCTAGCAAGTCTGCGGCGGCCACCGGGGCATCCCAGCAGGCGCGCAAGTTCAAACGCATTGAGGACCAGGCCGCGGTTGAGGCCCTGCTAGGGATCGATGCCGTCACCAACCCCGACGCCGAAGCGGTAAACCTGATCTCCGAGACACTCCAGGGGGGTGGCACCACCGAGGATGCAGTGGAAGCCGTCAGGGCATCACGTGCCGCTCCTGGTGCACCGGGCGCCCCAGAGGCAGAGAAGAAGCGTAAGGGGGGCGGGCGTCGCAGGAAGGCCAAGGAGGAGGCCCCACCCATCACAAGCCCCACCACGATCTCCGAGTTCTTCGGGGCTGCCGCCCGTGGCGAACTGGGCCCTATAGCCGACCGCACCCCGAGCCCGTCCGAGATTGAGCCCACAGTGGCCGTGAGCATCGCGAATTTCAACTTCTCAGGCTCCGACACCTTCAACATTACCGGCACCGCTGACCCCATGGAGACGGCCAAGAACGTCGCCGCGGAGGTCACCACCCAGATCCAGGCCAAGCTAGCTAGCGCAGGGCAGCGCCTAGCCACGAATATCGAGCGATGATCTCCCCATTCCAAAAGAACCCGCTAGGCGGCACCCTCGGCAACATCGGGGCGGTCTTCTATCGCCTGCTGCCCAACGGCGTGACCCCCGTGGCGGAGATCGTGAGGCTCGTGGGGGACCACCCGCTGTCCGCCAACCGCAACCGGATGACCATGGACATCGTGGATTCCGAGGAGTGGAGCCAGGAGTACCAGGCCACGACCAACGCCCTCCAGGACTTCACCGACGCGCAGAGCAACGTTCACCGGGCGCTTGAGCGAGCGACGTTCACCGGGACACTCGTGGGCGACCAGCAATTCGCCGGGGTTTTCGGGATCCGGCGCGACCTGGCAAAGGTCGAGGACATCCGAGCCATAGCGGACCGCCTTGAGCCTGTGATGGTCATCTCGCCCCGGGTGTCGTTTGCCAAGGCCTTCATCACCTCGATCTCCCGGACGTGGTCCAAGGACATGGGGGAAACCTCGGGCGTATCGATCAGCATCGTGGAGGCGCGGATCGTGAATCCCCTGGCCATGGACGCGCTGGAGCCCGACATCCCGGGCATGAACACCGGCAACAACCGCGTCACCGACGTGGGTAGCCAGGCGCCGTCCCCCGTAAACCCTCCCACACAAGACCTGACGTCCCTCGCTGACGCCATCGCAGGGGTCGCCCCGAAGTTCATCTAATGGCCATCATCGAGATCAGCCCGCAGCTCCGGGAGCAGGACACCCACACGCGCCAGAACGTGACCCTGGAGGGCGTGCGCGTGCGGATCGACACCTACACGAACAAGGTGGACGGGCTTTGGTATCACGACGTCTACGACGCCGACGGGGCTGCGATCTTCCTGGGCGTGCGCCTCACCGCGGGGATCGACCTGTGGTTTCCTTACCGCTACAACACTGGCCTACCGCCTGGGGTGCTGTTCATCGCGGACCACGATTCGCCTTTCCTCGACCCGGGGCTTGATTCGTTCCAGGACCGCGAAGCGTCGCTTTGGTACCAGGAGGCCGGCTCCTAGTGTCCCTCGCATTCCAGCGGTTTTTTATCCCGGCGGTCAAGGTCATCGTGCCCCTGTTCACCGGCACGCCGATCGCGATCTCCAACCTGGACGGCAGCGGCCTACGCATTGAGTGGGACCTGGCCAGGGACAACACGAGCACGCCGGACGAGGGGGAGGTGAGGATCTACAACCTATCCCCCACCCTACGCGGCACGATATACGAATCTTGGAAGGTGCTGCAGACGCGGCAGGTGAGCGGCGTAGGCTCCGGCATGGAACTGGACCTATCGATCGGATTCGACAAGATTGCCAAGCGCGTGTTCCTCGGGGACGTCTGGGACTTCGTCCCCGAGGAACGTACACCTACCGACGTGATCTCCATCTTCCGGCTGGGGGACGGAAACCGGGCCCAGCGGGACCAGGCCACGAGCCGGGCATTCGTGGCCGTGAGCATTGCCGACGTCCTGGACTACTTTATCAGGCTCCCCCCGAGCGCTCCGGACGCCGGAGGGGGTGGGCTGGGGCTGATCTACCCACCCGAGGCCCGCGCGCTGATCAAGGCAGAGGCGGCCAAGCTCCCCAAGGCCCTCCAGTCGTGGCCGAACGTTCCCGACGGCCTCAACACCCGCGAGTTAATCGACCTCGTCATGGAGACGCTGGGGCTTGAGTGGCGCGTGCACAACGGCGAGTTTATCGCCATGCGCGGCGGGATCATCAACCGCCCCGGGTCGGGGATCGACCTGCGCCCCGGCACCGGGCTGATCTCCTACACCCCGCGCAACGACGGCGGCGTGTCCCTGACGGCCCTGGCGGTCCCCGAGGCCGAGCCGGGGATCCAGGTCGTGGTGACAAATGACCTGGGCAAGCCGTTCGCCGAGCCGTTCTATCGCGTCGAGCGCGTGAGCTTCAACGGCAGCACGGACGGGGATTCGCTCATGTCCATGGACGCGGCGAAAGGGCGGCCGCTATGACCGACCGAGCCAACCGCACAGGCGTCTATGAGATGCCCCAGAACCCCGACTTGGCCGACCTGTTCCGGGTGGCCATGAGGGGGATGCAGCTGCAACTGCGGGCGCACACGTCCGCCACGGTGACCGCTGTCAGCGCCAACGGCCGCAAGGTAAGCGTCGCGGTGAACATCCTACAGGTGATCAAGGACCACACTAAGACCCCGACGGTTGCCGACCCGAACCCCACCACCACGCAGCCCCCGGTGGTACTCAAGGACATCCCCCTGGCCGTGCAAGAGACTCTCCTGGGCAAGTTTACGCTACCCGTGAGCGTGGGGGACACTGGGGAATTGCACGTCCAGGACCGCAGCCTGGCCCAGTGGCTAGACCTCGGAGTGGCCGTGGACCCGGTGTCAGCGTTTGCACATTCGCTACAGGACTCGGTTTTCCACCCCACGATCCACAGCGACGTGTCGGGGCGGGACCCGATAGACCAGACCGCCACGGTGGTGGACGGCGCCGCGCTCGTCAAGATCGGCGCCGCAGCCTCGGACTTCGTCGCCCTCTCCACGCTCGTGCTCGCCGAGCTTGCCAAGGTCCAGACCTGGGCCAACTCCCACACGCACGTGACGGCCACCAGCGCTGGTCCGACCACTTCGTCCCCTGGACTCCCGACCATGGCCGCTCCCGGCTCCGTCGCAGCCACGAAAGCACAGGCCGAATAATGGACTTCAAGCTAGTGGACGGCGACATGCAGATCATCGACGGTGAGGTCCAATTCATCGAGGGCCCCGACGCGATCGGGCAGGATATTGAGATGGCGCTAGGCACGTGGCTAGGGGAGACCGTCTATGACGTGACCACCGGGGTTCCCTACCTACAGGTCATCTTTGCCGCCAAGAACCCCGATCTAAGCTCGATCAAGTTCATCCTGGAGAACATCGTCCGGCGCCGCGGCGGCGTGATCAATGCCGAGCTAACCCCAACCCTGGACTCGGAGACCCGCGTGCTCACCGTCACCGGCACGGCTGACATCATCGACGGCAGCGTGGACTTCTCCGTGATTATCGAGGCTAGCCCATGACGTACGAACTTACCGCAGACGGCCTGTCCACCGAGACCCAGGAGGAGATCGCCGCGCGTATAGCATCCAAACTCCGCGCTGTGCTCGGGCCGTCCCTGAACACCTCCACGGACTCCCAGTTCGGCCAGGTCGTCAACATCATCGCCGAGGAGGCCGCGCTAAACCAGCAGCAGAATCTGCAGGTGTATCAGTCGGTCGACCCGAGCAACGCGACCGGCGTAAGCCTGGACCAGCGCGCAGCCCTCACAGGCTCCGTGCGCGAAGGGGCGACCGTCTCAAGCGTCGCCGGCACGCTTGAGTTTACGTCGGCGGGCACCGCCAACAATGGCGACCTAATCGAGAACACCGACAACAGCACCCAATGGCAGCTCACAGACGGCCCCCACGTCTCTGCGGGCCCGTGGCCCGAGTCCATCCCAGCCACGTTCGCCTCGGTCGACACCGGCCCCATTATCGCGGGCGCAGGCTCCACGTGGGGCATCGTCACCGCGATCCCGGGGATCGATGACCCGCCGTTCCTGAACGCGAGCGACGATGCCGCGCTGGGCTCAAACGAACAGACCGACCCCGAGTTCCGGGTCACGCGCCAGATCGAGATGTTCTCGCAGAACATCGGCGGCCGCCTCGCCGTAGCTGGGGCGGTCTCCAAGGTGCCGGGGGTGACGGATGCGCGCTGCTACCACAACCCCAACGTACAGCCGACCGATAGCGACGGGATCCCTTTCAAGGCCTTCAACGTGGTGGTGGACACGAGCCCGACGCCACCGGGGGCAGCGCTTGAGCAGTCGATATATGACGCGATGTTGACGGTCATGGGCGTGGGGGGCGAGGCTTTCGCCGTGGCGCTGGACGGGTTCTTTGGGTCCTCCACCGACCTTGAGGGCGAAGCGCAGCCGATGGCCTTCAACCTGATCGCCCTCAAGGACATCTTCGTGAACGTCGCGCTGGACACCACAGGCACTAGCGAGCCGATCTCTCCGAACCTGGCTACCGTGGTCCAGGAGGCTATTGCAGAGCGAGCGACGATCGATTTTACGTCGATCGACGAGGACGCGCTCACATACAAGATCCAGGGCATCGTTGCCGACCTCGCCGCCGAGGGGGAGATCACGGGCGTTGTGACCAGCATTGTGCAACTCTCCGAGGTGGCCACCGGCGGCCCGTTCATCGACCCCGTGCCCGTCAGCATCCGCCAGCGTGCGGATTACGACACGGCCAACATCCTGGTGACGGTGACCCCGTAACATGGCCTTCTGGGGTTCACCGTGGGGCGCGACCTTCCCGTGGGGAGGGGCCGGGACGGGCGCGGACGCGTTCTGTCAGCTAGCCCAGGACCGCATCCTAGTCCAGATGGACGACACGACCGGGAACCGCAACTTCCGGGATATGATGTGCGTTTTCGCCGAGGAGTTCGGCGACATCTCCGACGTCCAGAACGACGTACTCGCCGGGTTTGACCTGTCGACCGCCGACGGCGCCCAGTTGGATATCCTCGGTTCGTGGATCGGCCTGCCGCGCCAAGGGTTTGACGACCTGCGCTATCGCACGTTCCTGGAGATCCAGCGCGACCTAATCCGGCCCGCGGCGTCCGAGGGCGGCAACTGGACCGGCACCGTCAACAACACCCTGACGATGGTGAGGACGTTCATCGGCCCCGTGGCGTCGCCGATTATCCTGACCAACGTGCCGCCCTACGGGTTCACCATGTCGATCCCCGGCATCCTGCCCGCGGAGGTGCCCCTCCTCACCCGGTTCATCTGTAAGAGCCTGTACGCCGGGGTCAACGGGTTTGTAATCTTTGCCCAAGATGCCTTCCGGTTCGGCTCGGTCCACGGCGCCGTCGTGAGCGAGGGGATCTTCGGGTCGGTCCACGGCGCTGTCGTGGGCGAGGCAGTTTTTGGCCACGCTGCCGCCATAGGCGGCGCAGGGGCCTGCTAGGAAGAAAACACCATGGCAACGAAACCCACCCCAGTATTCTCATTCGCATCACAAGCCCTCTATACCACAGGTCCATTTATCGGCTCGGCTGTGAAGGTCGACCCGTCGCCATCGGTGGAGGGGTTTGTGCCGGGCACCGTGATCCCTGCCGAGTGGTACAATTGGATGCACAACGCGTCCGGCCTCTGGTCTGTATGGCAGGCGGCGGGCGTTGCCATAGCCCAGGAAGACGCCCATATTCAGGAGACGGACTCCACCGGGCAGGCCGGGATCGCTTCGGCGAGCCTGGGCGCCACCACGCACGCCGCGGCCCCGCTGGTCATCGCTGAGAACCTAGCAACCGTCAACCTGGTCTCCATGAACAAGGCTAGCGTGGGGCCGCCCGCGCTGGTGATCACGGCCAAGAATACCGCGATCTCCTGCACGTCCGACACCGGCCCCAGCTCCGCAACGATCGCCGCGGACAACGGGGCGGCCGGTGTAGCCCTGGAGCTGTCCAACTCGGGCGGCGCAGAGTTCCGCGGGTGCCTCAACCTGGAGGAGCAGGGCGACCCGTCCGCGGCGGTCAAGGGGGACGTGTGGAAGACTTCGAGCACGGCCAACAATCAGCGCGGGTGGCTGTCGTTCGAGGACGACAACGGGGCTGTCGGTGGCACCGCAGCGGGGCTCCTCCGCGCTCATGCGAGTCCGGGCGGCCTAGGATACCGGTACGCCGCTCAGGGCGGCGGGCTCACGTCCGATAACACCACGCTCGTATCGGCCGTCACCCTAGTGGTCGACCCCGGTGGTGACCAGCTGCGGCCAGGCGAGGGGCTCTATCTGATAAACTACGCCGCACAGGTAAAGCTAGACGTTGGCACCACGCTGACAACTAGGGTTGAGGTGCAACTGCTCGCGAATGCGGTGATCGTCAATCAGTTCTTTATCCAGTTCAACAACGCAAATCAGGCGCTTCCCGTCACGGGCATCTTCGAGCAGGACATTTCCCCGGGGCCGATTACGTTTGAGATCAAGTTTGCCCAAAGCAACGGCGTCCCCACCGAGGACGTGATCTGTGAGAATGCCCGGATCTCCGCGCAGGGGAGTTACGACAGGCTGTAGCATGGCGCTCTTCCGCAAATACAAGATCGGCGAGCCGATCGATGCTCAGCTGACCCTTACGCCGGCCATCATCACCAAGGTGTGCCGCGTGGTCGCGCTCGGCAACTTCCGCTACGTCGCATTCGGCAACCTGGGCATTCACCGTAACACTTGGCGCCGCTGGCTGGACGAGGGCAAAAAACAGGTCGCATCATATGACCCCGAGAGAGGTCTCCCCCCGCAGGGGCGGCTACTGATCGAGCTTGAGAAGGCCGAGGCCAACGCCCACGAGGACATCATCAAAAACGTCCTCACCAAGGGCAGCCCGGAGACGCAGCTGAAGTTTCTGCGCATGCGGTACAACAAGCTCTACACCCGCAACCCGAACGCCACGGTGGACGACGAGAGCGGCGCCGAGAACAAGCGCACCGCCGAGGACATAATACGCGACAAGCTAATCCAGTTCATGGAGATTGAGGACTAGTGGACGCGCCGCTGCTACCATCCCTGGTCGAGTCGCTAGGGCCTCTCTCGGAGGACAAGATCGAGAAGTTTCTGCGTTCGCTTTCCCCTGAAGAGGCCACCACGATCGCGTCCTCGTGGTCCGTGTGGAACCTGCCCTACCAGAGATTGCCTGAAGGCACGTGGCGGCGCTGGCTGCTGCGGTGTGGTCGAGGGGCTGGGAAGACGCACACCGGGGCCCGCACGGTAAACGAGATCGCCCGCGACCGCTCCAAGATCCGGACCGGCGAGATCGGCATCATCGGGCGCACGCTCCAGGAGGCTCGCATGGTCATGGTGGAAGGGCCTTCGGGGATCCTGGCCACCGCGCCCGCCAACTTTCGGCCGCTGTGGGAGCCCGGCAAGTCAACGCTGACTTGGCCGAATCAAGTCAAAGCACGCCTGTTCTCTGCCGACAAGCCCGAACAGATGCGGGGCCCCAATTGGGCGGCCGTATGGGCCGATGAGCCCGCTCACTGGCCAGACGCCGAGGCTACCTGGTGGACCGTCATCGAGCCCGCTCTGCGGATCGGCTGGGCGCGTGCGGTGCTCACGTCTACCCCGATCCGGGATAGCTTTTTGCGGGACCTGGAGGACAAGGAAGGTACGGTGGTCACGCGGGCGAGCACGTTTGACAACCCCTTTTTGAAGCGAGACGTTCGGCAGGGGCTGCTAGACCAGTTCGAGGGGACTAGCATCGGGCGCCAGGAGCTTTTGGGCGAGTACCTCACGGACGCCGAGGGGGCCCTATGGTCCCAAAGCTTGATCGACCGTGGCCGCGTCTCCGAGATGCCCAGCCACGCCGAGCGGATGCGGGTGGTGGTAGCCGTAGACCCCGCGGTGACCGCCAATGAAAAGAGCGACGAAACCGGGATTATCGTGGCGGCCCTTGGCTCCGACGGCCACGCCTACATCCTCCAAGACCGCAGCTTGAAGGGTACCCCCGGGGAGTGGGGCCGCGTCGCCGTGGCCGCCTACCACCGGTGGCAGGCCGACTCTATCGTGGTCGAGGTCAACAACGGCGGCGACCTCGTGGAAAGCAACGTAAGGGCCGTGGATGATTCTGTGGCGATCCGCCAAGTCCGGGCGAGCCGGGGCAAGGTCATGCGCGCCGAGCCGGCCTTAGCCTTGTACGAGCGCGGCAAGGTCCACCACGTCCGGCGGCACCCCGTCCTTGAGGACCAGATGGTGACGTGGGAGCCGGCGCGCGCCCAGAAGGCCAAAAGCCCCGACCGGCTCGACGCCCTCGTGTGGGCTCTCTTTGACCTCATCCTGGAGGCCGACCAACCCGCAGGCGATATCCGAGGCTATTTATGAGCGACCCAAAAAACCTCGCAGACTCCTACAGCAACCTGGTGACCCAGATGGGCACGAGCCGGGACAAGTCGTCCTATTCGCGATTCCTGCCTAACCCGGATATCCCCGCGGCCGAACTGGACGCGATGTATGAGCAGGACGCCATGTCTGCGCGGATCGTGGACCGCCTGCCCGATGACGCCACGCGCGAGGAGGTCTTCCTTACCGGCACCGATGAGCGAGTGGACTTTGCGAGCGTGCAATCACAGCTCGAAGACCTGGACGCGGTGGGGCGCCTGTCCGAGGCCTGGAAGTGGGCCCGGCTCTACGGCGGCGCGCTGGTGCTCATGGTGGTGAACGACGGCAAGACGATGGACATGCCGCTAGACCTCGCCGATGCGACGAAGCTCGCAAGCCTGCAGGTTCTCGAAAAGCCGTTTCTTACCCCCGACGGCTTCAACGCTGGGATGGGCGCCCGGGCATTCCGCAACCCCGAGCACTACACCATGCTGGTCCCCTTTGGGTCGTCCAAGGTCCGCAAGATCCACCGGACCCGGGTGATCCGTTTCGACGGCGTCCAAGTCCCCAACACCCGCCTAGTCCAGCGCGGCGGCTGGGGCCCTAGCGTCCTCGACCGCGTGCACGTGGAGCTGACGCAGCTCGGCGACGTGATGGGCTACTCCCGCCACATCATGCACAACATCTCGCTAATGGTGTTCAAGCTGGAGGGCTTCCGGGCGATGCTCTGCGGGGGGCCCCAGCAAAAGGCCCAGGCGGCCGAGATTATTGAATCGCTCGTGACCAACGCGGATACCCTCCACGCCACCGGCCTGGACACCTCCGATGAGCTGGTGGAGGTCTCGCGGTCGGTGAGCGGCGTGACCGACCTTATGGACCAGTTCATAGCCGCGCTTGTCCGGGCGTCCGGTATGCCCCGCGTAGTCCTGCTCGGCGAACAGCCCGGCGGCCAGAACGCATCCGCGGACTCGGAGATCCGGACGTGGTTCGATTTCGTCGCGAGCCAGCAGCGGCTCGTGCTTACCCCCGCGCTCAATCGACTGCTAACTGTGATCTTCCGGATCCGGGGCAACGACGGCGAGGTGGTCCCCGACGAGTGGACGGTGAACTACTCCCCGCTGTGGCAGCCCACCGAACTGGAGAAGGCCGATACGCTCCTCAAGCGCAGCCAGGCCGCGAGCCTGCTCCTCGACCAGGGGGTCCTACAGGTGGAGCAGGTGGAGGCCGACCTGGTATCTGCGGGGCTCATCACGGAGACCGAGGCCCCGGCGGACGATGGCGAAACCTAGCCTCCGCGCCGGCTTCAACCAGCCCTTTCCCCTAGCCGAGGCCAACTCGCTAGCCCGGCGCTGGACGACATTGGACCGCAAAGCCCTCCTGTGGCTCCGCGAGAACCTCCCAGAGGCGTTGGCAGCCCAGTCCCCCGCCGAACTGGAAAACATGCTGGCGAGGCTCACAGAGGCCGCCCCGGGGATGCTCACCGACGAGGAGATCGCGGAAGAGGCGCAATCGGCCGCGGACCGGCTCAACGGCCGCCACCGCAAGCGGTTCTTCGCCGCCGTCGCCGGCCTGACGGGCCTCAGGCTCCTGGGCACGGACGACCCGGCCGACCCACCGCCGGCCCTGTCGGCCGCTCAGGTGGCCTTCGCGCCCCCCGAGGCTCCCGGGATCGTCTCGCCTAGGCCCAAGGGCAACGTCCTGGTCAAGGTCAATACGAACCCCACGCTGTTCGCGCACCAGATGGTCGGGGCGTCTACGGACAAGATGACCGTGCTCCGCGGGGGGATCCCGGACGGCGTGCGGGATGCTGTCATCCGGGCGCAGGTGCTGGGGGACGCTGACCCAGATGAGCTAGCCGCGCGCCTCTTGGCCGAGTGGCAGGCCAAGGGGGTGCCCAGCAAACTCCCGATCAACCGGACCAACGCGATCGGCGACCCGGTCCTGCTCACGATCGAGAGCCACGCGGCGTTCACGGCCCGCGACCAGTTGGGCTCGCTGGACATGGAGCTGTCCCGAGCGAGACAGACGGCCGCGGGGATTACGCATTTTCAATGGGTGACGCGAGGGGATAGCAAGGTCCGCGCCGAGCACCGCGCCCGAGCCGGCCGCACGTTCTCGTGGTCCGAGGGCGCCAACGGCGAGTTCCCTGGAGGGCCTCCAAATTGTCGTTGCCGCGCGAGGGCAGTGGTGGACGCTGGCCAGGTGCTCGCGTCGGGTATGTTTGTGCCGCTGGCTGCCTAAGAAAAAACCCCGACGGACATAATTGCCCGCCGGGGCATGACTCGACAGCTCTCTGCGGAACCCTACCGCGCCTGCATCATCCGCACAACCCAGCCCGGTGGACGAGGAACGCGGCGAACGCCATCCCGAAAGCGAACCCCCACGCGGCAGCCTCGGCGAGGGGTGGCCGGGGATGTGGGAGAGGCTCGACGGGGACGCGGGGGCTCATCCCAGGGAAAACCTAGCCTTGAGGATGTGCATCGCCTGCTCGACGGCCTCCAAGTTCAAATAGAACAGGTAGCGTGAGAAGTATGTATGGCGCAGCTCCATGAGGTTTCCCTCGGGGCCGTTCGCCTCAAAGATCACGGAAACGAGGACGTTGGTATCGTCCTCATCGCACCGCACCCAGTCGAAAAGGACCACATCGGTCCACATACCACGAACAAAGAAGGCCAAGAACGCGCCGGGCTTCACATCTAGGTCCACAACCTCCGTGGCTCGGGCCCGCACATCGTCAAGCCTTACCAGCAGCTCGCTTGCGTCGAACTCGTCCAACTCCATGGGGACCCCGTGGGTGAGAAGGGTTGCCCTCCCCGTGGTGTCGGGCTGCTCCTGTACGCGGGGGGTCACTTGTTCCCCGTGATGTCAAAGTCGCGCGCATGCCTGACTTCCCCACACCGCGTGCACTTCGCCTTCTGGTCGCCGTAGGTGTACCGTGGCCACCGGTGGACGCAACCCAGGCTCTCCTCCCCCGCTTCAATGTCCTCCGGGGTGATGGGATAAACGATAGGCTCCGGAGGGTCAGGCAGCGGTTGGTCATAGCCGGCCGACATTGGCACGAACGAGCCAAGCTGCGGAGCCAAACACTGGCACTCGCGGCCTGGCTGCGCACACTTGCCGCACGTCCACACGAGTGGCCCGCTCATCGCCCCGCCACCTTCGGCTCCGCAAGCATCAAAAGCCCCAGCGCCCTAGACTTCGCAGCCTTGAGTGAAACCACGCTCGGATACTCCCGCCCGTCTACCCGGAGCGCCCAACGGTTGGCGGTGTTGCCGCCCACCCGGTAGCACTCGACCCGGCCGCAGTGAGAGCGGCAGCGCAGGCCGTTGGATGCCCGCCACCTAAGCATCTTCCTCTAGCCTCACGATGATAGGGGCCGCGCGAATCGGGCACCAGTCGGGGGCGCCCACCATGTCATACCTATAGCCGATAATGGTCCCGCCTTCGTCCCGAGCCTTGGCCCCGCACACGCTTGAGACTCCGAACGGGCACTCCCCGCACCCGGACACCCGCAGCATGGTCGGGCCCTGGGGTTCACGCGCCATCGGGGTCTAGCTCCACTGCGTCATCGAAGGCCCCTAGGCGCGAGAGAAAGATTCCCAGCTCGCACAGCCACTCTCCCGCCGCGTCGTCCGGGAGGGCATCGCCCATGACCGGCACGGCCTTTTTCAGCAGGCCCACCACCTCCCGGCACGTCTCCGGGCACCATGCTGCGATGTGGCGGGCGTCGTCAATAGACGTGTACTTGCTCGGGGCGTGGCGAACGGCGTGCGCTATCATCACGTCGTCCTCGTTATAGACGCTGTACTCGTGGTCCTGTTTCCACGGTCCCGGGCTTGTGCCATCCCAGGTCTTTAGGGGTGCGAAGGGGTCAGAAGACATTGCAAACACCCCCGCACCCCGGGCACGTCGCTGGCTTGTCCGGGCCCCCGGGCATTGAGAGCCACTCAAAACACGCATTCGCCCTCGTCTCCTCCAGAAAGAGAGCGCGCCACGTGCTCAAGTCCAGGGTCCGGGCATCGCCGGGGATATAGTCAAGGAACGCTTGGGCATCCTCAACGCTGTCCCACACAGGCCCGAACACAACCCCGGTAACCGAGTCCTTGAACACCGCCCCAGTCTCTCCGCCCTCGTCGGTGGTGGTGAGGATATGGACGGCCATTAGTTCGCCCCACCATCACGGCCGTCTGACATCTGTCTCAGGATGGCTGCCAACTCCATGGAAACCACCGCGAGTGCCGCAGTGGTCGCACGGAAGGTGTATTCCTCTCCCGCCGATGTCGGAGCCGGCATCATGTGGGCCACCGCATCGGACATCCGGGTCATTATATCAGACTCCTTTTTGATGCCCATCACGACCACCCCTCCACCGCGCCGTCCAGGAACACCGCCCCAGTCTCTCCGCCCTCGTCGGTGGTGGTGAGGATATGGACGGCCATTAGGTGGGCTCCTTTCGGGCACCCTTGTGTCCGTCGCCGCCGAACGTGTACTTGAATCCCTGATTACTGGGCACGTGGAAGACTACGATGCCCTCGGGCTTCTCGAACCCAGGGGCCGCGACGCTTCCGCGCACCAGCAGCGGCGCCGCGGCGTCCTCGATCGCGCGCTCACTGAACACGCCGCGGTATAGAAGCGGGACGACGTCGCAGCACGCAGGTCGCTTGTCACCCCAGCGATGCACGTTGAAAAGGGAGAGGCGCTTGCGGTCCTGGCCGTAGCCCCGCTGGATTCCCTGGCCCCACCACTCGCCGAAGTGCGTGCCCTCCCCGAGCCCTTCACGCAGCTCGCGGCGGTTCTCTGCCACCCACGCAGCAAAGCCATAATTGTCGGTGGTCTTGCCTGGTGTAATCCAGCGGTTGCGGGAGCCGGCCAACACGCGGCCGTCAGCCAGCACCGTGACCTGGGAGTTGGTGCCGTCGATTTTCTCCGTGATGATGACCTCACGGAATAGGCGGCTCAGCTTGGGAAACGGGGAGAACTCGGGAATGCTCATCACGACCACCCCTCCACCGCGCCGTCAAGCGCAGCCTCTAAGGCATCCCCTGGCCCGGTCACCGCTCGCAGCTCCACCGCTAGCCGAGCCTCGCTCCCGGTCGCGTCGCAGCCGTCAATGAGAAGTTGGCAGCCCTCCACCTGGACCCACGGCGCCGCCTCCCATTCAACCCCCAGCCTGGCCAGGTGCCCTACCAGTTCGCGGTGGGCGGTGTGGAAAATGGCCACCTCGCGCACGTAGTCCTCGCGGGCGTCCGCGTTCCGGTCTACGAGGTGGGGGCTGTTGGGGTGATGGTCTGTCGGGTTCATTGGGGCAGCTTACTCACCGGTGGGCAAGGTGTCAAGCCTTAGCTTTCGCTCGCGCCCGGAACCGTTCAGCCCGGGCCTCCCACCGTTCAGCCCTCCGCAGAATCCTCGCCTTGCGCCGGCCCGTGAACCTGTCAGCCTTGCGGC